CGATCTGGTCCGCATGTCGGCGGAAATCATCGCGGAAAACTTCTCGCCCGACACCATGCAGATTATGACCGAGGTCGAGTTGCCGACCGAGGAACAGAAGCAAGCCGCAGTGATGCAAGTTCAGATGATGCAGGCGCAGGGGCAACCGATCCCCGCCAAGTTCGAGGAAGGCATGGCGTTGCCGACCTGGGAACAGGCGATGGAAATCCTCCGCGACGATAAGCAACGGGCATATAGGATTGACATCGAGACTGACGCCACGATAGCCGGCGATCAGGCATCCGAGCAGAAAGCCATCACTGAATTGTTGACGGGTATCAGCTCGTTCATTCAGAACGCCGGCCCTGCGGTGGCTGCGGGCTACCTACCGCTTGAGGCGGCGAAGGCGCTCCTGATGACTTCGGTTCGTAAATTCAAGATGGGCCGCGAGGTTGAAGATGCCTTGGATATGATTGGCGAGGGTGAAGACGAGGAAGGCGGGCAAGACCAAGCCATGGCGGCGCAGCAACAGGCCATGCAAGAGGCCCAGGCTGCGGAGCAGGCGCGAACTCAAGCCGAACAGCAAATGGCCGCACAGAAGGCGCAAGTTGAACAATCTCGCCTGGAAATGGACGGCATGAAGGCCATGAAGGACGCGGAACAGCGTGACCGCGAACTAGCGTTAAAAGAGCGGGAGCAGGAATTGAAAGAATTCATCGCGCAACAGCCGGCGCCGGATATGCAAGCTCAATGGGAATATGATTTGCAGGTTGCGCGGGAGCGGATGGAGTTTGAGGCGATGGAGGCCGACAAGCAGAGGCAAGTTGAACTGGCCAAGGCTATCATCGCAAAGTCAGACGGCGAGGGCGTAGATATGGACGGTGCCATGGATGAGGCGGGCGCGATAATGCAGCAAATAACAGCGGCTCTCACGGCCCCCCGCGCTGTCATCCGCGATGAATTCGGCAATATCGTGGGATCGGAGACTGTAGTACAATGACGGCAAGCCGAATCCAGGTTGGCGCGTCACAGGACTATCTGAACACCAACTTAATAAGGACGAGTGCCGGCGAAGTCCACAACGAGGTTGTGGAAGTACAGCCGTCACTGGCCTTCTCGACCACCGATCTGCTTGGCAATGCCGAGACATATGACAGCGGCGTTCTGGACCTTCGCAACTACACTCAGGTGCAGACGGATATATTAAGTGTCGGTGCATCCGGCACGATCACGATTGATTTTGTGCAGGACGCAGCCGGTTCTGATATCCTGCGAACACTGTCTATCCCTTACACCGACGGCGACGGTTATAACACGTTTTCCAGCGTCGCATTCACGCCATATGTAAGATATCGGTTTACGACATCCGGTGCCGGTCAGACTGATTTCTATTTCGACACCAAATTCACGCAGACGGCTCTCAGCGCACAGATCCTCGGCGTCAATTCTTTCATTGCCCCCGCGATGGTATCGTCGCTTACCCGCTCGGTTGTGGTGGGACAGACGGAAGGCGGCGATTTTAAGAATGTGCCAGTAGACTCGCAAGGCAAGTTCAAGGTGAGCCAACCGCTGACCGCTTTCGGTGAGCTTCAAGTTGCTCAGAAGACGCCAGAGGTGCAGCTTAAATTTAGCAACGGCATCCTTACCGATCAGATCGACACGCTGGTAAACAAGACCGGATCGACTGTGACTGAAGACGAAGGCACTTTGACTGTGACTGTCGCGGGTGCTGCGGAAGCGTTCAGTCAAATACGGTCAAAGGATGTCGTTCGGTATCAACCGGGAATCGGCGTGGATTGTAAATTCACCGCTGCATTCTCAGCCGGTCTGGCCGACAGTTCTTTGCTGGCCGGATTGGGTGATGATGACGAGTTCATTGGCGTCGGTTATGTCGGCACCGCTTTTGGCATCTCATACAAATCGTTCGGTGAGCTTGAGGTTCGTGAACTGATCTTCACGCAAGGCGGTGACGCTGATGGTGGGACGTTTACGCTGACCGTCGATGGCACGGCCATCACAATCACAGTGCCAGCAGGATCGGCCACTATTGCGGATGTCGTGGCGCTTTGTGAGGCAGCGTCGGACGACTTTGCAGCAGCCGGTCGGGGCTGGGAGATACACATTGACGACAGCAAGCGCATCCGGATTGTGTCGATGGTCGCAGAGGCGGCAGACGGTACGTTTAGCTTTGCTGATGTTGACAGTGGCGTGACGGCAACGGCTGGATGGACAACGGTTCTGGCCGGCGCGGCACCGGAGACGACCTTCGTCGCCCAGACGGCTTGGAACGTCGATCCGATGGACGGCACAGGTCCGTCAGGCATGACGCTGGCAGCGGGTGCGGACCTCAACACGCTGACCAATATGGACCCTGCATTTTTGAATGTGTGGAATGTCTCTATGCAGTATCTTGGCGCTGGTAATGTCCATGTATATCTGGAGAGCCGCGCCACGGGCGAGTTTGAGGAGGTCCACCAGTTTACGTTCGCGGGGTCGCGGACGAAGGCAACATTCCGCAACCCGTCGTTCAACACGTCCATCATCGCACAGACCGATGCAGGTTTTTCAGGTGCCGCCCAAACAATCAAGACATCTTCAATGGCAGGATTTGTCGAGGGAAGGGAAACGACGTTCGGCATCCGCAAATCGAAACAGCACACGCTCTCGACAAATGGGACAACGGAGGTCTGCGGTTTTTTGATGCACAACGGCGAGACGTTCAACAGCCACAGAAACAAAGTGGTTGCCTATCCAGATTTCCTGTCGCTGATTAACGAATCTACTCGGTCTGTCTCGTTCCGGCTGGTTGCAAACCCGACGCACATCGATTCCGGTGCAACGCTGGTGGCAGTGGATGCTGCGAACTCGGTGATCCAGACAGCGGGACCGGGCGGCACTATCCAGGGCGGCGAGGAACTCAGCCCGTTCTCGGTCCCTGCGAACAGCAGCGTCAACGTGGACATCAAGCAACTGGATATTAAGATCAGTCCAAGGGACAGTCTGGTCATTGCATTCACCAAGGAGACAGGCGGCACCGATGGCAACGTTACGGTGGGTCTGTCATGGGTGGAACGTATTTAAATGCTTGCCGCTCTTTTAACGAACCTAACCCCGACCTATGGCCATGGCAGCATTACGCCCAGGCGCCGGCCTAACGAACGGTTCGTGACCCAAGACGAATGGCTGCGGGCGCAAGAGGAACTGACGAAACTTAAAGCTAGGGGGGTTGATGAGCAGAAAGCAACAGCGGCGCAGGCAGTCAAGGTTGTTAAGGAATCGAAGGAACCAATCGAAGCCGTTACAGAAGCCCAGGAGTTTATTGATTTCAATCCCGATATTCTTGAAAAGATTAACAGGATTGAGTGCGTCTTGATTGCATATTTCATCATTCAGCGCCGCCGTGACGATGACGAAGCCTTGTTTGTGTTAGGAATGATCTAATGGGATACAAAGAGAATTTCGCCGCTATTGACTGGTCAAAACCGCTGCCGCCAATCGAGCGACACGCCAGCGACACGCGGCACTTGCGAGCGGACCTGTCTGCGCCTATGATTGTATCTGACTATGAAGCCTATGAATGTCCGGTTACGGGGAAAATGATTGAAGGACGCCGCGCCCATTCTGAAAACCTTAAGCAAACGGACTGCCGCCTTTTGGAGCCGGGTGAATTTGAGGATACGAAAAAGAACGGTCAAAAGCGGATACACGAAAAGATGGATGCTGCTATTGACGCCGCCGTTGATGAGATTGCGCCGACGCTAACGATCTAACCCCGTAAAGCCTGCCGTGAGGCACGCCGAGCCCTTAGATGGAGATTAAATATGGAACCTGATATTCAGGCCATCCAAGAACCCCAAGAATCAATCGATGATTTCATTGGTGCGGCATTCGACGCCGCGCCTGTTGACGATCCAGAGCCTATCGACGACCTTGAAATTCAAGCGTCAGATGAAGCCGCCCCGGAGGGTGCCGCCGCTGACGCGGAACAAGATACGACAGCCGATAAGGCTGTTGATGACGCTGACGTGACAGAGGCCGATGAACCTGATGCAGATCAGACCATCACCGCGCCGCAGTCCATGTCAGCGAAGGACCGGGAAGCCTTTTACCAGCTTCCGCCCGATCAGCAAAAGTGGCTGACGGAGCGCGTGAAGCAGCAGGAAAGCGATTACACCCGGAAAACCATGGAACTTGCCGAAACGCGAAAAGGCTTCGACAAGTTGGAACAGGTCATTGCGCCCCGCCGGCAGCAGCTAGCGATGGATGGAATGGACGAAAGCACCGCAATCGGTCAGCTTTTCGCCCTATCTGACTTCGCCCGCGATAATCCGGTTGGCTTTGTTCAACACCTATTCCAGCAGCGGGGTATACCGCTTTCGGCACTCACAGAAACTGGCGTGGGCGATCCCGCCTACGCTGATCCTCAATTGACCGCCATGCAACGCGAAATTCATGGCCTCAAAGATCATTTCATACAGCAGGCGCAGGCACAGCAAGAGGCGCAGGCCAGATCGGTCCAGACTGAAATAGAGGCATTCGCAAACGATCCCGCGAATGCTCACTATGCAGAACTCGAAGCCGATATGGTCCCGCTTGTCGCTGGCTTCCGCCAATCTCACCCCGGCCTATCAAGTAAGGAATATCTCGCCAAGGCTTATAAGGCGGCTCTTGCCGTCAATGACGAGGTATCCGCGAAGGTCAAAGCCGACAACGCAGCCAGAACCGAGGCGGCAAGGATCGCCAAGGCGAAGAAGGATGCGGAGCGGGCGAAGCGGGCGAGTAGCACCAATATCAGGACAACCCCGGCGCTGCCGGCTGGTGCTGTAAAAGCTGCCAATGTGGATGATTTTATCGGGGCCTTGGTTGACGAACGCATGGCGGGCTAGAACTGAAAGGAAAGTCGGATGACTTCCCCGAATAGCTCGTTTACTGAAATCAGTGCCATCACTTACCGGCACTTCAAGGACAAGTACCTTGCCGACAACGTGTCGAACCATACGGCACTCCACCAGCGCCTGACGGAAAAGGGGCGCGTTGAACTCGTTTCCGGCGGTTGGGAAATTCAAGTGCCGCTCGATTACGCCGAGAACGGCACTTACCAGCGTTACAGCGGTTACGACACCCTGGATGTTTCGCAGTCCGAGGTTTTCACCGCCGCGAACTTCCCGTGGAAGCAGGTTGCCATCAATGTCGTCGCCTCTGGTCTTGAGATTCGCCAGAACTCCGGCAAGGAAGGCATCATCAAGCTGGTGAAGAACAAGTTGAAAAACGCCATGCGTACGGCGGGCAACAACTTTTCTTCTGATATGTACTCCGACGGCACCGCCGCGAACCAGATCAACGGCATGCAAGCCCTTGTCGCTGACGCGGGCACCGGTACGGTCGGCGGCATTGTTTCCGGCACGTACACCTTCTGGAAAAACATCGTGCAGTCGGCGGCGGCTCCGTTGCAAGGCGGCGGTGCGATTACGCCATCGGCCACTACCATCGAAAGCCTCATGCTTCCGCTGTGGCTGAACCTGACGCGCAACAACGACATGCCCGATCTGGTCGTTGCCGATGATACATATTTCACTTACTTCGACAACAGCCAGACCAGCTTGAAGCGCTACACCAACACCACCGACCTCGGTGCTGGTGCCACGTCCCTCAAGTACAAGGGCGCTGATGTCGTTTATGACTCGTCGGCGGCTGGCATGCCGGATGCTCATATGTATTTCCTGAATACGGATTACATCGGCTTGTGCGCTCATCGTGACGCCAACTGGACGGAGATTCCTGAGAAGTCTTCGGTTAACCAAGACGCCCAAGTTCTGCCAATCCTGTGGCAAGGCAATATGACTGTCAGCAACCGTTCGCTGCAAGGCGTCCTGAAGGCTTAACCCCTGGCGAAAGAAAGGAAAGAACTATGACTTACGTTGTTAAAGACACGTCGCTGGTGGGCTATCAGCCGATTGCCGACACTTCGACCACGCAGAACCATCCCCTTGGTACTGTGACGACTGCCGTCGATGCGACCATCGGTGGTGGCGAATTCATCTATCTGTCGGGCATTGCTTCGACTGCGGTGGGTTCGTGGGTTACTTACGACGCGGACGACTTCTCGACCGCGCTGATTGTGGCGAATGCGGTCGGCCCGGTCGCCGTGGCTATGTCGGCCAACGTCGCCGATCAATATGGCTGGTATCAGATTGGCGGCAAGGTTAACGCCAAATCTAACGATGTTG